TTGCGAATTGTCGTCTCAATCGGGATCTCGTCGCGAAGAAAAAGCATGACTGCCTCAGAGCAGATGTTCGCGTCAGGATTCTTCATTAGCATTTCCCGGTTTGGTTCCTTCATCGAAAGCAGATTGACAAATTCGCCTTTCGCCTTGATCGAATCGTCTCGGCCAATCGCGATGTAGTTATTAACGTCCCGAGCGTAGTAGGCTTTGTAACTGCTCTCCTCGGTTCTGAATCCGGTAATTTGCTCCCACTGAGCAACGATTGTCTGAGCCTGTTCAATCTGCCAGTGTGGGCAGTAGATGACGATACCATCGGTATTGGCCGAGCGAACGCTAATCCCGCACCATTCGAGCATTTCGATCAGCATGAGCAAAGAAAGCTGTCCGGTAATTGTCACCTGGATTAGCAAGTTCGGCGCGTAAATCGCAGAATACTTGCTCCCCAACTTCCCAAAGGCTCCGTTGATCGTAATCTTCAGGGAGTCGGCAGTCGTCTTGTCCTTGTCTCGCTTGGCTTGCAATCGACGGCGAACAATGTCACCGTAGGTGTCAAGAAAAGCCGGTCCAATATGCTCGGGGAAAAGTTTTTCCCGCAAGATGATTGCAGGGTAATAGGATTCAACGTCTCGGTCGATGATTACCATTTCCTCGTCGGCAATCAGAATCATCGCCTTCTCGCAGCTATGCAAGCCGCCAATCCCGAGTTGGTACTTGCTCTTACCGATCTTTACCTGAGTCTCAGCGAATTCAGGCGGCATGATCAGTTTGCCATTTTCGTCAATCTTGAATTCAGCGGCGCGAATCTTCGCAAGAATTTCCTGTAACTCCTCGGTATAGAACTGAATGAAGTCAGGCACTTGATACGAAAAGATACTGCTTTTCGTTACGGTCGGCTTGGTCGGAATCTTACCGGTCAATTCGCTAATTTCTTTTTTGATCACCGCTTCGGCAATCTGAGCATCGGACTTGCTTCTTAAATCGAGCCCGTACTGCTCGCCAATTCGCTTTCGCAGTTCGATTGCCTTTTCCAGCTTGCGGTACAGTTCTTCAGTTTGAGCCAAGTCGTTGATGCAGTATTCTCGGACCTTGGCGGCTTCGTCTCGCGTCAACTCTTTGTTGGGGTCGAAGGGCAAATCCTGCATTCGCTGAGTGTGCATTCTGCCACCGTACTGCTTCAGCGAGGACAGACCGGCACTTGGAGCGACTTCGATCAAGTCGATGGAGTTGGCTACTCCGCAGCGAAACCCGTAAGAGGCTTCGATCTCGCTCGGCTTCATTTCACTGAAGATGATGGCATCGGAAATGCCTTTCAGTTGCTCGGTCCAAATGCCGTCGATTGCTGCCCACAGCAGAATGTCGTCGTAGTTCTTGCAATTGAAGCCGATGATTTCGAACGTCTCGATGAACCAGCGTAGTAGCGGTCCATTCAGTTCCGAATCCGGCGACCGCTCGAACACGATCAAACTACCAGTCTTGAGCGACTTAAATGCCGCGAAAAAAAAGTTGCTGAAACACTCAACGTCAAAAATGAAAGCGTTTCCAAACTCACCCTGCAAATCATTCGGCGTTAGATACCTCATCGTCATCTCCTCCTATGAGCCAAGCGGCAAAAAGTAAACAAACACTGATAATCAATCCGGCTATTAAATCAGCGCTCAATTCAATCATCCTAACCTCACGTTACACTCCACTTCATTTCCCCAAGATGACCAACCTGGCACTCTTTCCCGAGCGAACAATTCGATTCGAGGCAAGTCGCCCATAAGGTCAACAATCTTGGTTCTGACTTCATCCGGCTTGCGTGAATGCTCACGGATCGGACTGCTCACGATCTGGTGAACATTCTTGGCGATTCGTTTGGGCTTTCCCTTGATTCCCAGCAAGCAGACTTCGGCATTCGCGCGAGTCCAGTTCCCCATGCCCCAAAACATCTTGCCGTATTTTGTTTGCTTGACCCATACGAATGCAATGGTCTTGTAGGTAAATCCCCAGTCGTCCATGACTCGAAAGCCTTCGGCCAGCATTGGGCTCGTTACCCACAGGAACAGAGTTGCATTCGGACTTGCTAGGCTCTTTACCGGTAATCGGCAAATGTCATCAATGCTCATACAAGGGTAATTGAACTCAGCACCGCGATTGCCAGCTTTAGCTTTGTCGTTGTAACTCCAAGGCGGATCAGCATAAATGATCTCAAACATTAAAAAACGTACTCCAAAACTTTAGGATATTTGCCGCCAGAATCGACACGAATCTTTCGGGGAAGTCGGCAAGCCGGGAATTGATCGTAGGCTTCTTGAGTCGATTGTGGAATCTGATCGCCAAAGTGTTGCCGCCACCAATCAGCCGCGACTTTCTTGGGATAGCCAGTTCCTTCGAAGCACAGCCAAACATTAAAGATTCGGTATCCCGAGAGATAGCTGACCTTGAGGCTCGGCGGCTTGTCGGCTTTGCGATGAATCGAGCGAGTCACCATGTCTACCTGAAGGATTTCAATTTGCGAATCTGTATTCGCGACAATATCTTCGGTAGACGCTGACTTGCGAATCTTGACCTTGAACAAGAATTCTTTTCCGCAGCCGCAGCAAATCCTGGCAGTTGTATGGTTGTAGGCATTGCAGGCTGGACAGAGCTTCATCGGAACCTCGCCGGTTCCCTTACCTCGCTTCTTTGGAACGCGAGGGTCGTTGATTGGACCTAGCCGCGAAACATTTCCGGCAAAGTCCAGCACTAGGCAATTTTTCTTTCCTCCGGCTTCGATTGCTGCTTTTCTGTTTACTAGCGATTGAAGTTGCTCAATCGTCCAAGCAGGATGGTAGTACGGGCGAGTCCCGCGACCGTATTTTTGAACGTGAAGAACAATGCTCGTTGTAGGTCTCAAGTCCACAATACAATCGACTTTCGGGTGATCAAAGCCGGTCGTCAGAATGTTGTTCGAAACGATTGCCCGAAAGCGACCTTGTTTGAAAGCTTCGATTCGGTCGTCGCGAGTTTGATCGTCCAGTTTGGAATGGACTACCGTAGCCGCCACTCCCACAGCGTTGAGCATGTCTGTCAAATGCTCGCAGTTTTCAAGCCCAGCGCCGAACACCATCCAGCTTTGCCTATCGTGGGCAAGAGCCAATGTTTCTTCGATTGCCGACCTCATGATCGGAATCTTATCTACCGCAGCCGCCAGTTCTTTTTGGTTGTAGTCATTCGCCAGAATTGAGACTGAGCTAATATCAATCGCAGTCGAAGTTGACTTGGGAACCAATGTCGTCAGATAGCAATCGTCGATCAACTTGTTAAATTCGTTGAGTCCGGTAATGTCGTAGCAAATATCGCTGAAGATTCCACCATCGGTCAAATAACCTTGCCCCATCCGAAAGGGAGTCGCGGTCAGACCGATTACCTTCAGGTAAGGATTGATCACCTTCAGTTCAGCAATCGTTTGCTGATACATTGATTCCTCGTTTGGGCTGATCAAATGGGCTTCATCGACAAATAGAATGTCCCGATGACCAATCTCGGCAATCTTGTTTCGAGCCGATGCAATTCCGCCGAATACAATAGGCGCGAAGGCTTCTTTGCGACCGAGCCCAGCCGAGTAAATACCGAGTGGTGCAGTCGGCCAAATCTCAAGCATCTTTTGGGCATTCTGCCGAATCAATTCCTTGACATGGGTAAGCAGCAGGAATCGCGAATTAGGCCACTGACGCATCGCCTGAGCAATGAACAGCGGCGGAATCAGAGACTTGCCCGTTCCCATCGGCATCGCGATTAGCGGATTGCCGCTGTTCCCTCGGGCAAAGTAACCGACCGTCGAATCGACCGCTTCAACTTGGTATGGGCGAGGGATAATCATCAATCAATCCCTTTGTGATTAGCACAACCAAGAGGAATGAAATCTTCAGGGATTGGCGAGTCGCCGTGAACACCGCAAAGCCAAGAGCCATCCGGTCCCGGCTTGGCATACTTGCAGGAGCGGCAATTCTTTTCAACCACTTGATCGTAATGGCAAATGTTGCTAAATGGGCAAAATTTGCAAATGAAATTGGCGGGGCTGAATGCGACCTTTGTGGGCGGCTCTTGAGCTAACACAATGTCTCGGGCTTTTCCGATGTAGTCGATTGCAATAGCTTCGTCGAGCTTGAGTAATTCGAAATGGATCGAGTCGTTGTTTTTGTTCACAGCGATAAATAAGGCATACCTCATTTTCGGTTCGGAAAGATACCCGTAGATATTCATCTGAGCCCAATACTCAGGCTTGTTCACTTTGACTTTTTCTTTGACCATTCGATTCCAATTGGTGTCCGACATGGTTTTGACTTCGGCCAAAATCCATTCGTCGATTCCATACTTTGCAGGGAGCTTGATTCGAGCATCCATCGAGCCGCCAAAATGACCATCGTGGATCGATACTCGCCATTGCTTCTGAGTATCGGGATCAAGATCGTGAACCTCGCAGCCGATACCTCGCAGATAAGTCCAAACCAGTTCTTCTTCGCGCCGCCCCCGCTCAAAGATTCGGTGAGTCCTACCGTCAATCTTTTCGGCTTGAGCCCAGCGGAAAGCGTACCAAAGTTGCCTAGAGCAAGACTTGCCAATGACCGAAGCGCCTAGGTGCTTGCGAAAACCATCGTTGAAATGCGTTTCGCAAAAGTCATCAATCTCACAAGAAATTGATTCGGCCAAGTCCGCTCGAATGCTTGAATTTTCTAAGTCGATCATATTTTGATTCCAATCTGAATTCGTTCTTTGATTGATTCGCAATTCGCTGCTGAAATATCGGTCGTGATTGAATGCCTTGAAAGTGAATGAGCGACCGTAGAAGTCGTTCCAGAGCCGCCGAACGGATCAAAAACCAAGTCCCCCGGCTGAGTGTAGGCACCGATGGCTCTGATCAGATACCGCTCGGGCAATTGGTTCGGGTGAGCTTTGCGCCGCTCCGCATTATTGCCCTGTACGCGACCCCATCGCTCTTGAGGCTCTGTGGGCTCAGTCACAAGCTGATCGTCGTTTGTAGCGAGCCCCCAGACCGTTCCCGGTGGAACCATGCCTTTGTACCGGCTCGATTCGACTCGCTTGTCGCCCATCCTCAACCGCTTCGATTCTATCAACACGTTTTCCACAAACCATTTTCGCTCTCCCGGCTTGCGAAGAACAGTCGCTCGGCAATGACTTTGAATCCAGTTGTTGAAATTGCATTGCCCAAAATTATAGGCCCAAATTATTTCGGTTTCGATGTAATCGAAAAGATTAAGTTGTGCAAACGCTTGATAGAAAAATTGATTGACTTTCGGACTTCCGTGAATCATCATGGCGCAACCTGACTTTAGCTTTCGCCAACACAGATCAATCCAGTCCTCGGTGAATCGAGCGTAAGCAAGATCACTCATTTTATCCTCATACCCATCGTATTCTTCGCCAATGTTAAATGGCGGATCGGCAAAGATAAAATCAAACGAAGCCCAGCAGTCACTTAAATACGTGCGGCAATCGGAATTGATCACTTCAGCGGTAATCATCGCAAAGCCTCAATACAGCACCAAACGCTAAGACAAACCATAATCCAAATGCAGCAATAAATTAGAAATAAAAGAATTTCACTTCCCACTTTTACCTTCCATGATGAGGATCTTTTGCGCCGCCTCGTAAATGAGATTTTGCTTTTCTTCCAGCAACTTCTGCAATCTCTCGATTTCTTCCACCAGTTTAACGGCAGTTTTAATCGAAACGATGAAAGAGGCTTTCTCGTTACTCATTTTGACGATTCGAATTGCTTCTTTTGCTGTTGTGATTTCAGTCTTAGGCATTTATTGTCCTTTATGTTTGAAGAAGTCGATAAAAATCATGGTCGCCTCCGTGTATTATTTAGATTCCTGTGCCTCTCGCCATTCGGCGTAACGTGTCAGCCAGTCAGCTAGTTGGCGGATTTCTTGAGTGCCGCTCAACACAATCACCTCTGGAAATTCACCACGACCGTCTTGCATCAGACTGCAATCTTTCGGACCAGCACTTGCATCAAGCTCTCCGTTTCTGTCCTTTAATTCCAACGCCTCCGGCTTGGCCGGGATGCGGCGACGAACGGCAATAAAACAGTTAGCTTTCCACCCGTATAGGTCTTTGGTCATTGGGTGCCAGCAACCTGTTGCTTTTGATAAATACTCGTCTGCAAACTTCACCACCTCATCCGGCCCCAGCAACCGCCATCCTTCGCCAGCTTGTATCTCGCTCATTCGCTCACCCCTCCTTGTGCCTCTCGCCATTCGGCGTCAAACTTAGACAACGATGCTTCGCACTCCTTGGCGATGCACTTCAATCTCGTTTCCAGCGGCATGTCGCAACTACCAGTCGCAAAATGCCGAATACGCTTGACTGAATTCACAAGCGACGGCTGTTGCTTGATTTCAACCAACTCTTGCCTTAACCCTGCCAAGCTGTGATAAAGAGCCTCCAGCAATTGAATAATCACTTCTGCTTGGTGCTCGCTCATTCGCTCGCCTCCACGTATGTCGAAACTTCAATCCACACGCTTTCATCGTCATCGCTGAACACTATCGCTCCGTTGCCTGTCGGCACTACGAAACTAATAACGTGTCCGCCGATTGACTTGCCTGCGATTTTTTTTGCCAGTCCAATTGCAGCGTTAATTGTTTTGTCGGTGACTGGCTCAGACCCGTAGCTATTCCAACCCGGTCGTTGAATATCAGACCCACGCCAGCTTTCGATTCTGGCGACCATTTCGTTAGTCTGCTCGCTCATTCGCTCACCTCCGCACATTTGAAAAACGCTCCGCACATTTGCTAAAATCCAATGGTTCGGGCAGGATTCGCACCTGCTAACCGTAGCGTCAAGGGCTATCGGAATTCGTCACTGGCTTTACCGCGAATCTAGCCAGTCCTTATTTACCGCCAGTGCCGTTGGTGTCCCGCTAAGGCCCGTTGTCGGACACGGTAGTAGCGTGTCACTGTCCACGCCGCCGAACCACGCATGGTAGGCCAGTTTCGAGTACCATGCTTTCTCGATATACGCTTTCGCGCTGGCAGTTGTCCCGGCTGGATTCGAACCAGCAACTTCGGCCTTGAGCATTGTCTTGCTTGTGCCGCGCGTCTACCAATTCCGCCACAGGACAGGTCGAATTACCGACCAAACCATCGTCGTAAAACTAGCGAGCCCAAGGTGCCGATGCCGCATTCCCAGCCGGGGTAGGAACGGTGAAGCCAGCCGGTGCTGGTGCCGGTGCCGCAGGAACCGGAGCAGCAGCGACCGGAGCCGCAGGCACAACCGGAGCGGCTGGAACCATACTCGGAGCAGCAGTTGCTTGCCGCTGAGTACCGGGACGATTGCCAGCAACGTCGAGAACGCGAGCGATCTCGGTGTAGCCCTTGTTGCCACCTTCGCCGCTTTGCAGCTTGACGATCACCCTGAATGGGCGGTTGTAAAGAACAGCAACGTCTTGGAAAGCCTGAAGCTGACCAACTGACCAGCAAATTGCCGAGAGTTGGCTGAGAGCGATCTGAACAGCGACCGCTTCACGGTTGCCGATGTTCAGCCGGTAAACACCCTCTGCTTGTCGGTGTGGGCCTTCCGTGATCTGAAGATGCAGAACCAGCATTGTGCCGGTGCCGTCCTTCGTTTGCTGCATTTCCGAGCCAGTGATCACGACAACGTGACCCTTATCGTCGCTCACTGGCAAGTTATTGCCCCCGCCAGTGGTAGGAGCAATTTGGTTCGGATCAAAAAACATAGGAAGCGTAGTCATAGCGACTCCTCAAGAAAAAAACTAACCGCGAAGTTTAGAAAAAACGTGATTCAAATCAGGGAATTCGAAAGGCGCAATTGCTTGGCACCGCGACTTCCCACAATACTGTGAGTCTTGAAACGTGCGAAGCGCTCGCTTCACTTGGTTATCTGCCGGATCAGTCCAGACTTGGTAGTAATAGACTTCATCGACGAGATGAGGCAAAAGCTGCGAGAGATTTTGCCCCGGCATATTCGGACCAAAAATCAATCCGCCAGAAAAATCCTTGATGCGATCTTGCTTGGCAATGATGTAGACATTGTGACCTGACTTGAGATCACGCAGTCTACGCACATGAGCCAGAATGCGATCCTGCATTTCACCGTAGGCTTGGCGAGCGTCCTTGTGAACTGGCTTTTGCTCGCGCAAAATCATTTCGGCAAGTTCGGTAATGTCATCGACACAGAGCGTAGAAAACTGCTGCCCGCTTTTCTCTACCGCATCCAAAGCAGCGACGAATTCCTTTTCTGTCTTTACGTCGATAAAGGGAACATCATGTTGCCTCAGACTCGCCAGTCCCTTGTCCATGCTCAGGACAATCGGCGCTGGTGCCGTTGCGATCATTCTGGTCTTCCCGCACCCCGTAGGGCCGTAACAAAGGATGGTCGTTCCATTTCGGAGACTGTTGGTAGATTCGATTTTCATTGGTCCTCTCAATTCGATGTACGGCAAATTCACGTTTGGCGAAAATGGCGAGCTTGACATAATTCTTCTGAATCCGGTCAACCTCGATAATGATCTGCTCTCCGTCTGGTGTAACGATGACGATTCCTTCGTCCTTGGATCTTCCGATGATGAGCGGCATTAGGCTTTCTCCTTCGGTGCTTGCAGAGAGAGTTGCGGGGAACCTGGCTTGATTTCGATTAAGCTGTCAATCTGGCGAAGCAGTTCTGCCGAGTTTTGATCTTCAGGATTACCCGCAACTGTTGAAACAAGCTGTTTGTATTTGCTTGTGGAAATTTCAGACTTCCAGCGAAACAAATCTTCTAGCCAGTTTGGAAGTTCAACTTCGACCGACATGATTGCATCGTTGTCGCCAGTCACCTTGTAAGTTTGAGTCTTGGTGACTTTCAGAGCCCAGCCAGCACCCAATTGCAACGTCTCGGTGCCTTCAACTTTTTCAGCGTTGAAATTGGTGGCAACGATTTCCTTTCGCAAGTCTGATTCAATCTCGCCAAGATGCTTGATTACTTGCTTCAGCCGGTCCCACAAAAGAATTTGGTCATCCCGACCCAACTGCGATGCAGTAGACTTCGCAGCTTCCGAATCCATTTTCAACAAATCGCAAATGTCAATAACCGTCATGGTAAAACCTCCAATGAAATTGAAAACATTCAACACGGTAGGCAAGATTAGCCGATGCTTTAGGTATCGTCAATAGTAGGTCAAAACTTTTTCCAAAAATTTTTCTCTTGCAAACAACGTGATTGCGAAGTAGGATTCGTGCCGAAAGGAGACTGTTATGGCAAATACACGAAAAAGGCTGAGTTTAGTCGAAAAAACCCGCGAATTGCTGGTTCATCGCAAACGAACCTTGACAATTGAAATTATCGCGAAACACCTTGGTTGCTCGGGCAATTGGGTGTCAATGTTCGCGACCGGTAAAATCGAAAATCCTGGCGCGAACATAATCCAAGAACTGTACGAACTTTTGGCCGAAAAACCGCTTGAGTATTGAGAGACACACGGATGGAAATCAATTCAATTCCGCAGGAAATGCGGCTCTTGGATCAATGGGTTTGCTGGCGATTCGAAGATCGCGGCGGAACGAAAAAGACCAAAGTGCCAATCGACGCGAAAACTTGCAGGCTCGCAAGTGTCACCGATTGGTCAACTTGGTCTAGTTTCGCGCAAGCTCTGGACACCTTTGGTCTTGGCGGGGTCGATGGAATAGGTTTTGTCTTGAGTTTGGCAGATCCGTACTGTTTCGTCGATCTGGACTCTACCGAAGATCCTGAAGAATTGGCGATTCAAGTCGAGATTAGCAACTCGATTCACTCGTACCAAGAAATCAGCCCGAGTGGCGGCTTGCATATTTTGTGCAAGGGCTCAGTCCCCTGTGGGCGAAGAAAAGGCAAGATCGAAATTTATTCCAGCAACCGTTATCTCACGATGACTGGCAGAGCTTGGAAGGATTGCGAGATAACTTTTCAGCAGGCAAAAATTTCGCAGATTTGGGAATCGCTCGGTCCCAGCAATGGCGAAGTAGTTCGCACCCGATACGATGGAAATAGCCCACAGCTTGAGGACGATCAAACGGTGATCAATCGGGCAAGTGGAGCAGCAAACGGAGCAAAGTTTTGCGAGCTTTGGCATGGTAATTTTGGCAAGTATTATTCCAGCCAATCCGAGGCGGATCTTGCGCTGGTGAATATGCTGGCATTCTGGACTCAGAACCGAGAGCAGATCGCAAGGCTTTTTCGCTTCTCAGCTTTGGGGCAAAGGCAGAAAGCTAGTCGCGATGGGTATGTCAATAACATGATCGAAAAGGCTTTTGATCAGATTGTTCCGCCAATCGATTTGAGCGCAATTCAAAATCAGATTCGGCAATATCAAAGCGAAAATCAGATCAGGCCGATTAAAAACGAATTGCCGAAGCACCCTCATACGTTGCCGCCTCCCGCACCGATCAGGAAAGTTGCAGTTAAGGAAAGCGACCCGAGCATTTACACAGTTCCGCCTGGACTCATGGGGCAAATTGCTCAGTGGATCTACCAGTCAGCGCCGCGACCGGTTCCTCAAATTGCTCTGGCTGGTGCAATTGGGCTCATGGCAGGGATTTGTGGCAGGTCTTACAACGTGAGTTCAACCGGACTCAATCAGTATGTCATGCTGCTCGGGAACACTGGTGTGGGCAAAGAGGCAATCAGCAGCGGGATCAGCCGCTTGATCGACATTATCCGTTTTCAAATGCCGCAGATTGTGGATTTTATTGGACCTTCAGATCTGGCTTCTGGTCAAGGCTTGATCAAATGCCTCTCGGATCATCCGACTAAAAGCCTTGTTTCGATCATGGGGGAATTTGGCATTCGATTGCAGCAGATCAGCAATCCGAAAGCAATCGGGGCGGATTCGATGCTAAAGCGAGTTTTGCTGGATCTGTTCAATAAATCAGGTAAAGGGAATGTTGTTAGGTCAACTGCCTACAGTGACTCGGAGAAAAATACGAAGGCAATTGAATCGCCAGCTTACTCGATCATCGGGGAATCGGTGCCGGAAAAATTCTATTCGGCAATCGACGAGGACATGATCAGCAGCGGCTTGCTCCCCCGATTTTTGGTTATTGAATACTTGGGGAAACGTCCTGAGCTTAACGAGTCGCACAACACGTTTTACCCTTCGCAGGAGTTGGTGCAAGGGATTTGCAATCTCGCGACTCAGAGCCTCCAGCTAATCAACACCCGAAACGTCATCGATGTTGGCTTCTCGCCCGAGGCTTTGGAATTTTTGCGAGTATTGAATCTGGAATGCGACGAACGGATCAATAGCAGTAGCGCCGATGTTGTTCGCAATCTCTGGAATCGGTGCCATATCAAGGCAATGAAACTGGCGGCTCTCGTCGCAGTAGGAGTCAACCCTTACTCGCCAGTCATCGACCTAGATTCAGCTCAGTGGGCAGAGCGGATTGTTCGCGAGGATATTGAGAGGGTTTCTGAGAGATTTCATTCCGGTAAGATCGGAGAATCTGGAAGCGAGGGTGAGCAGATGAGGGAAGTTTTGCGAGTAATATCGGATTATTGCGGAAAGTCTTTTGAAGCAGTCGGCTCTGGCTTCAATTTGATCTACTCGATGCACGAAAATTTTATTGTGCCGTATGCGTATATCAGCAAAAGATTGATGAATACTAAGCTTTTTAGGAAAGATACCGCAGGTGCTACTCGGGCATTAAAAAGGGCAATCGGCAATTTGTGCGATAACACAGATATTGCCAGATTGCCCACGAATCAGCTTTTGCAGACTTGGAATTATTCGGGAGAAGCCTATATCTTGACCAACCCGAGCTTAATTGACGAAGCGAAAAGGAATCGTCTTAATTAAGGCAAAAGATAGCTGAAAAAAAGCCCAAAACAAGCCAAAAAATTAAGCTTGCGAA